CTAATAATTTTTCCATATATGTCTCTTGAAAAAGGAAATTGCCCGTATCGTTCCAGGGCTTTTTCATCAATATTTACCACGTCCACACCAATGGTTTCAGCTGGCCGACTTGTTACCAAAGTATCAAAGTAACGTAGTCTTACGCTTTCAACAAATGTAGGGTCAGCTGCACGTACAGCAACAACTAGAGCTAGAGTTAGTAGAGCAGTCCAGGGACTGACAAGTATTTTTTTGAGCATCAAGTATTTATTATGAGGTCAACAGGCCATCTAATAGAAGTCCTTGTGTGCCAGTTGGATCTCCTGGAACTGATGTGATTTGTGTCCATGTGGCTCCGTCGGGACTGTACCAATAAGACGAAACATATGGATTTATGGTGGTACTGGCTGCAATAAATTCTGTTCCGGTCCATACCAGTTTATTCCAATAGAATTGACCCGAAAATACGCCAGAATGTTGTGTCCAGTTTACACCGTCGGTGCTGGTGTAACTGAAAGTCTGAAGAGTATTTAGTACCACAAACACTCCGTTTCCGTAAGCCCATAGTACGTTATCGTAGTAGAGAATACCAGGAGTTGAGTAGGTATTGCTGGTCCATGATGACATATTATTGGTTGAAGTTGCTACCATCAAGTTTCCACTTGTGCTCGGCGTGTGATCAATTGCATACCACTTGTTCAATGATGGTACATATACCGGTGTTGTTGAAAAATTGGTCGGTCTTACTGGGCCTTGTGTCCAAGTTATTCCATCTGTACTGCTGTATCCATTGGAACCAAACGGAGCAAGAGCCACAAAAATATTATTACCAAATCCACCGCCGACGTAGTAGTTGCTAGGCAACGGGTTAATACTGGTCCACGTGCTTCCATTATTGGTACTGTAGGCTACTTGTGTAGATTGTGCATTAGGACCGCCTGCAACTGCTACCCAGGTTCCGTTACCGTATGCAAGACCGCTCCAACGAATGTTAGCAGGGTTGGGACTAAATTGTGGCAATCTGGTGACCTGGTTCCAGGTAATACCGTCACTGGTAGTCAATGCATTTCCAGCGGTGTTGGTTGTGCCACCTTGTCCGTACCCGTCCGCCACCATTAACACGTTGCCTGAAGATGCACAATATCCAGCAGTTATTGTTGACTGTGGTACAGTGGTACTTGACACTATGCTAGTGTATGGATCAACAGAATAGGCTCCAAACGATGCTGGGGCACTGCTGTACGCAAAGAATACTACTCGATTTCCACCGCGGCCAGGAGTTGTGCTTGTATCGTTGACGGTGATGGTTGATGTTGTGGCTACTACTGTACCACTAGTACTACCAGTACGGATTTGTACTGTAAAGGTTTCTGCTCCTTCTGTCAAGTTGTCAGCTGTGGGTGTTACACTAAATGATCCTGAGTTACTTGTAATGGAGAAACTTCCACTATTGGTACCAAAGTCAGCAGTACTTGTTGTGCCGTTATTAATGGTCCAGTAGTATGTGCCATCTGTGATATTTGATCCTGTGACATTAATGGTTAAGCTACTGCCTTCGTTGACATTGTTTGCAGTAGGAGTTGCAGTATAGCTTGGAGCAGGTGTTGTGCTTGTATCATTGACTGTGACAGAAGTACTGGTAGCGACTACTGTACCAGAAGTACTACCTGTGAGAACAGATACAGTAAAGGTTTCTGCTCCTTCTGTCAAGTTGTCAGCTGTGGGTGTTACTGTAAATGAACCTGAGTTGCCAGTAATAGTAAACAAACCAGAGTTAGTTCCAAAGTCTGCGGTACTGGTGGTTACGTTATTGATAGCCCAGTAGTATGTGCCATCTGTGATGTTGGTACCAGATACTGTGAATGTTAGACCGCTGCCTTCGTTGATGCTACCAGCACCGGGTGTTACGCTATAGGTTGGTGTAGGGGAAGAAGAAATTGTACCGCCCCCTAGGCTGATGCCGCTACCAATTGTTATGCCGCCACCAATAGTTATTGCCATTTTAAAGTCCTATTTACATTTTAATATTTATCCGCTTCTACTAGATTTTCACGGAATATACGCCAACATTCTTCCCAAGTCCACTGTTGACTAGACTGTTTGACCACGTTTCGATCTAGGGTCAAGCATTCGCGTACAGCCTCTTCCAGGTCCCACGACATATAACCATTTACACCCTGTTCGATAATGTCTACAGGACCTTGTACAGGAAAAGCCGCCACTGGACAACCTTGTGCCATTGCTTCAATAATAACCAGGCCAAAAGTATCTGCTTGGCTAGGGAATACAAAAACGTCTGCTTGATGATAATAGTCCACTAATTCTTGTCCAGACTTGTAGCCAACAAAATGAGCTTCGGGCAACAACTGTCTAGCACGACTCATATATGGTCCATCACCCACAATGACCAGGTTGTACTGGTCACTGTCCAACTCCACCAGGCTGGCTAGACCTTTTTCGCTACTGACACGGCCCACATTGAGCAACAACGGGCGTGTACGTTCACAACGCTCCCGGCTAGGCTCAATGTCTCTGCGGACTCCGCGTGTCCATACGACCATACGTTCAAATCCGTGCTGTGCCAAATCCTGTTGAATAGTGCGAGTAGTAACCAGCACACGATGACTGTTCTTGTGAAACCAACGCAGGTACCAATAAGTTATGCTCTTGGGCACACGGTACATGGTCTTTAAGAACTCGGGGAAATCAGTATGATAACTAGTATTATAAGGAATATGATTGCGCTCACACCACCACCTTGCAAATAGGCCTACAGGCCCTTCTGTAGCGATGTGTATAAAATCCGGACATATCGCTTTAATTTTTTTACTGATGCCGTGCGGCCAACAGAGACGAACTTCAGGATAGCCAGGGCAAGCAAAATTAGGGAACTGCCCGGGATCACAATAAACAACACGATACCCATCACGGCCAGCGTGATCTTCCAGGTTTTTGAAAGTTGTGACCACACCATTGATTTGATCCTTTAGGTTGTCGGTTATTACCAATATAGTTTTCATTGAATTTTTAGTCTAATATATTCTGTGATGGCATCAGCTACATTGACATCGCAGTATCGTTCAAATCCACGAAAACCTGGATTGCTATTTACTTCGCATACTCTGAAACTGTCGCCATCAAACAACAAATCAATACCGGCAACTTCTAGTCCCAACAGTCTGGCAGCTTCTCTAGATATGTAATCAATTTCGTCTGACACAGGGAATGGCTCACCGTGGCCACCTTGGCTGATGTTGGCACGAAAATCATCATTGCTGATTCTGCGCATAGCGCCAATCACACGTCCGCCAACTACCAACACACGTAGGTCTTCGCCAACTCGGTCAGCCATGTATTCTTGTACAATAAGAGTTTGACGATTGCCCAAGGTAACTGCCATATTCATCAAGGCTGTGAAATGTTTGCGTTTTTTGCAGAGATATACGCCATTGCCTTGACTGCCCGACACTACCTTAACCACACAGGGCCAGCCTATTTCTCGTTCAATCAATTCTTCATCCACCGGCCACTTGAACATCAAAGTTTTGGGAATACGAATACCGTTGTTGGCCAAAATCTGGCAAGTACGCAATTTGTCTCGGGCATTTTCAATTGCTGTGGGACTGTTGATAACTGGAATTCCGGCCTGTTCAAATTCTCGCATAATGGCCAGGTTAAAATTGTTTTCGCCACTGGTGCCACGCAGTATTACAAATTTGGGCCACTCAAAATCTTGACCATTCAATTTGACGCTGTGTTCTATTTCGTGAGTCACTACCAGATCAAAGTCTTTTGGATGCTTGACAGTTGTTTTGATTTTTTTATCGGCAAAACTTTCTTCCAGGCGGCGGCGTTCGTAGGCTTTTTTTGTTTGTTTAGTTAGAAGTAATACTGTCATGAGCTTGTGTCCAGGTTATGATTTCCCATTGCCCGTCGTGATGTTCGACCAAGGCTGTCATTGATTCCACCCAATCGCCATCGTTCATATATGTGACTCCGTCAATGTCTTTGATTTCTGCGTGATGTATATGCCCACATATTACACCATCGAAGCCACGTTTTTTACAGTATGTTGCTAGATTCCGTTCAAATTGAAAAATGAAATCTACACTACTTTTTACTTTGTGTTTGAGAAATTTTGACAGGGACCAGTAGCCAAATCCTAGACGATGACGAATCCAGTTGTAGCTAGAGTTCAAGTTTAGCACAAAGTCATACATCTTGTCACCCAAAAAGGCTAACCAAGGCGCCAATTTGGTAATACCGTCAAACAGATCACCGTGAGTAACCAGATAACGTTTGCCATCGGCTCCCACGTGTTCGCATTGATTTACAATTTCTACTCGTCCAAAACCCATACCATATGGTATCAGTGGACGAAGAAACTCGTCGTGGTTACCAGCTACGTATACAACTCGTGTGTTACGTTTAGCGTGGCCCAAGATTCGTCTGACAGCATTGGTGTGACTCTGTCGCCAGCGCCACTTGTTTTGTTGAATTTTCCAAGCATCAATTATATCGCCCACTAGATAAAGTGTTTCGCAGGTGTTGTGTTTGAGAAAGTTGTTGAGTTCCTCGGCCTTGCAATCTCTGGTGCCAAAGTGTACATCGGAAATAAAAATTGAGCGATAAGTACGATTCATAATCGTATTTACCGCCCAATCGGTAGTTGATGTATTACAGTATAATTAAATCTGTACTACTGTCCATTTTGGTGTAAATGGTTTGCCTTCGGCCTTGTGTTTCAAGATTTTGGCGAACTCTTTTTTGCGAAGTTCAAACTGTTTCTCGGCATCGTGGTCAACACAAGCCTGATACACTTGAGAAATTAATTTCCGTTGTTTCATAGCTTATCTCCCTTTCGGTTACTGTAATAAAACTGTAACATAGTATTTAGCTGTTGTCAACCAGAAAATTGTGACAAAGAAAAAGGACCTTTCGGTCCCTTAGCGTGGATTACGGATTCCCACGACACCTTATCTTGTGCCCGCACACTTATTTAGCTTTACGCAACTGTTCTTTTTGACGACGTATTTCTGCCATTTCGGCTTCGTACTTGACCCGAGCTTCTTGTGTACTGCGTTCGTATGGTCTTTCAACAAATCTGTGCATTGCATACGCAACAGCAAGACCAAATAAGCCGCCGGCAATTTGAGCCAGTAATTCAATAAACATAAGGTACCTCCTCTAAAAATGGATATTTGATCATAATAAAATCTCGATATTCTGTTGGCACATAAAATTCTACCACATATCTTTGTATTTCAAAATATCCGCCGCATTCATGCACATACAAACTTACATCATCTAAATTATCTTCGTAGTATCGATATTTGTTTACGGTAAATGATATCACGTTAGTTTCCTTGACGTACGGTTACTGTACCACAGGTGGTGGCGCAGGTTTGTGTTACCGAATAGTTTTGCCCACCTGTTTGTGTCAGGTTCACCGACGCCGGTGCTCCTGCATTTATTAAAGTTATTGATGCGTTATTAGATCCGCCACTACCGGCGTTTGATTGTGTTACCACAGCAGAGTTACCATTGCCTGAAGCATTGATGTTGACGTAGCCAGCACTGGTTCCTGTTTGTGTTGTGGTTATGTTGTTGCTGTTGCCCGATACTGTGGCAAACAATTGATTTCTGGCGTTGCCGGTTTGTGTAATGCCCACGGTGTTTAAGTTGCCTATTATGGCCACGCTGGAAAATTGCCCGGCGCCAGTGGCAGTATTTTCCTGAACTACTGTCAAGTTATTGCCTGTGCCATTCACATAGTCAAACTGATAGTGTCCGCCAGTATCCAAGCCAGTTGAATTACCGTTACTATCTGTGCCTTGATTTAGGTTAAGAGTATTGTTGCCACCCACCGCGGCCAAATCAATTAGGTTGTTGTTTGATTGTTGTCGTACAGTAATGTGATTACCGCCGCCGGTGATGGGCGCGGCCGTGGTGTAGCCTGGTCCGTTTGCAGTACTTGTTGCTCCGTCAATACGGTTTCCGGCACCTTTTTGTGTAATATTAATGGTGTCGCCTGTGCCAGTTTGATTTATATAAATGCTGTTGTCGCCCAGGCCAGGCATTCTTGAGGCCACTGCGTTGACCATCTGTTGTTGTGTGCCAGTGATGGTTGAAGATCCACCTGTGTCAGTTGTACTGATCAGTGTAGCGGCGCCATTGTTGGCAGTGGTTTGTGAGCCATCGCTGTAGTAGGTAATGGTCACAGGTTGGTTGTAGGTAGATGTCACAGATCCCGAAGTTGATGTAGTTGTAACGGTTCCACCGCCATACCCTGTAACACTGGGCCCCCAATAACTGGCACTGGTAGCCAGCATTGACGTAGGTACTATTTGCCAACTACCGTTGGTATACCACCAAAATTGTACCATGGCACCGCCACCGTTTTCATAATACCAAATATCCGCTGGTACTATTTGTCCTGCTGTGAGATATATACTGCCCGATCTAAATGTAGGTCCTTGTTCGCACCAACAGGCAGTCACTACAGTATTGTTGATAGTTAACTGATTGCCGTCGTCGCTGGTAATGCCAAAATAATAAGTTCCTGTAGTTGGTGCTTGCAAGTAGCCTTGAAAGTGTATGATAACTCCATCATACAGTCTGCTATCTAAAACTAAACCGCCGCCCCAGTCATAATTGATTGACGTAGTTACACCTGTAGTATCTACAGTTCTATTACTTGTACTAGGACTGGCGCCACCAGCATAATAGGTAGTGTAGTTCCAGCCAGCTACCCCGGCAGCGTGAGCTCGATTGCACTGACCAAGTCCGGCAAGTAAAACAGCAACAAATAGGTAGGCAACAAATTTCATATCAGTTCTGCTTTATGTTTATGTAAGTATTGCCACCAGCGTTGATACGATTTTTAATAGCCACATTTTCACTTTGTGTCTGTGTAACTGTTGAATTCTGTACGTGCGGTGTGGTAACGCAGCTGGTGTTGTTGCCAGAGTCTGTACGACATAGTGTAACACTGATAGGATCAACCGTGGCTACCACACCAGTTTCTTTTTTATAATCAGGCAACAAACTGTTTGTTTTTGGTGCCAACAGGTTTCCAAACTCTGCAGCCAACTGATCGTTCAACAAGGTCAACACATTGGCCAAGAAGTCTTGATCCAAAAAGTTACGTTCTAATGCATTGCTCAAGTAGGTTGCGTTCTGTGCGGCCAGCACACTACCTAAGTCAACACCCTGCAAGAAGTTTTGACTCAAGGCTGTTACGGCTTGTTGTTTTTCTTCTTCTCTTTGTTTGATTGCGTTTTTGATTTCTTGTGGCGGTGCCAAGATCAAAATGTTGCTGATACCATCTTCGTTTAAGCGTAGTACGGCAGGTTTTGTGGGGGCTATGTTTCTAGCTGTAACTTTGGTACCTTGGAATGGTTGATCCAGTGTAACGGTACCGGCATCATTGATAACATCAATACGACCAGTCTTACATAGTCTTTCTATTTCGTCTGGTAGTAGATCTTTTCTTGGACACGATGGTAATAAAATTACAGTTGATTCACCCAGTTCGTCCACAGTAGCAGTAAAATCAGTACCGCGAACAGCAATGGTAGCAGTAGGAGTGTTGATAGCCACCTTATTAGGATTGTTATGAGCAATCGCCCCCGAGGCGTAGCGAACTGTTCCGCTGGCCATGTTGAGAGCCAGCTTGCCAGCATCTTTATTTTTTGGGTCGTAAACAAATTCGTCAATGACCAGTTTTGAATTTTCATTTACCTGTACCTTGGTTTCATCGGCAAATACTATACCGACCTTACCCTTTGTTGTGTTTATTGCGTCGGCCATTTCTACTGGAGTGCCCTTGGTTCCAGTTAACGTGGATTTTGCCCGTTGAATCTGTGCCGGAGTGTTCACCTGTTCCGTTATGGTCCCGATTCCGGCTACGCAATTCGTGGAGATACTGGCAAAGGCGGCGCATAGTACCACTGTCCATATCAGTCTCCCTTTATAAACCAGCTGCATTTTTGTAACTCTTTCATTATTTGATCAGCAGTCGTTCCATTGACACGAGCTGCCATTTCTACAAAATCTATCCAGCGGTTGGCATAATCTGTCATGCCTTGTTGCCACTGTTGATACATAATCTCTAAAAAACGTCTATCCATATTAACGTGTTTGGTGTACAGTCCAAGAGTTGTTGCTACCATTTGTTTGTATATTGGTCACGTTGTTGCCACCAGTGGCTGTTTGTGTAATACCAAATGTGTTGCTACCACCAGTTACGCCCAGGATTAAGGTGTTGTCATAGTTACCCGATTGCGTCACGGTGTAACTGTTACCGTTACCAACTGCGGCACCACTCACAGTAAGACCTGTGGCATTGTATCCACCAATAGTGATATTGTTACCATTGGTACCACCGTCCTGATTCAAATTATAAGTGTTGTTAGCACCTACACTTTGTACGTTGACTTGTGTACCTGTTACCACTTGAGTGTTTACACCTTGATTCAAAGTCAAGCTGTTGTTGGCACCACCAGTCATTGAGATCTGATCGTTAGTACCAGATCCTTTTACAGTGGCCACTACCGAGTTACTTGCACCGCCCGAGGTTGTTGCTGTAAAGTTATTGTTTGAACCTAGTAGGTTAACATTCAAGTTGGCAGTATTACCTGTTTGATTAACAGTGATATTGTTGCTTTGGCTGGCACCTGTAGTACCTGCGTTATTACTGTTAATAATGGCAGTGGCATTGTCACCGGTCACATTATAGGTAAAATTATTGCCTGATCCCGACCCAGTATTTTGACCCGAGTTGGCTGTGCCTGTCTGAAGCCCCAACTGCAAAGTATTGCCACTACCAACTTGGCTCACATTCACAGTATTGTTGTTACCGGTAATGATTGCGGGTGTAGTTGTTCCCGTGCCGGTACCTTGAATTCCTTCAACCACGTTACTGGCTCCATTCTGGGTCATGTTAATAGTTGAATTGCTACCTGATTGATTGATGTAGATACTGTCGTCGGCAGCATAAACACCTGTACATACAAGACCTAGCACTACTGTTATTATTTTAGCTAGTCTATATTTCATTTTGTTCTTTCCTTGGCCCTTGGCCCTTGTCCTGCGACTCCTACTACTTCGCCGGTATTACTCCTTCTTTTGCTGCTTGGTCTGCCGGAACATCTTCTTTCTTTGATGGGCCCAACGGAATTGCAGGTTCCGTGACCGGGTTAGTCGATGGTCGTGGCGACAATACTTCTTCTTTAATTTGTGTAGATTTAACGTAACCCCGTTTACCGTCGGGTGTGGTTATTTCTACAACATCATTAAACTCTGTTGGCACTACTGTTACTACTGTATTTTTGGGATAGGTATGGTATAGGCCATAACTGGGTCCGTTCAAATTTGATTTGTTTGTATATACTCGGGTAGAGTCTATCAAACTGTTCTTTTTTTCAACTTGCACTACAGGTTGAACTGGTGTTGCAACAGCCGGCACTGGTGTGGGTGTCAATGTTGGCTGTGGTTTGTCTTTGGTAAAGTCGTACCAGGCCCGTTCAGGTGTCAATGGATATCTGTATTCCCATACACCTTTACGTTCGCCTTCTTTGATCAATTCTACCACAGCACTTTCCACAGCGGCTTTGAGTGCTATGGTTGTGGCTTCGTTGATGGTAATGCCAGATTCAAATTGGAATATACCGGCTATGGCACTTTGACTGCCAGTGTTGGGTGCACCTATCTGTTTGACCAGGTCGCTTATGCTTCCACCTGGATCTACACTCTTAAATATGGCGATTGAGTCTGCGGTTGAGTAAACTGTTTTTGTCACAGCAATGGTAGCAAGTATCTTGCCGGTGTTTACCGACACAGCACGTAAGCTAATTGTAATTACATCTTTTGAATACTGTGTGGTAGGCCCAATACCCAAGAAGTTGTAGCCCACACCGCCGGACTCTAGGCCTGAATCGTAGCCAATGATACCACCTTCAATGATGATACCGGCAAACTGTAATGGCATCAGTTTCTGTGCATTGGCACCTTCATAGGCCTGACGCATCTGTGTAATGATCAAGCGTTCCTTGGTCAAGGCATCTATGTTGCCACGTTCTACAACATCAAACCAAGTACCGTGTCCTACGTCTTGTAAGGCACGTATCAATAGTGCATCACCACCTTGTGTGACTGCTGTACTGAAACTGGCCACACCTGGGGTTGCTTTACGCTGTCCGGTCTTGTCGCTAAAGTTGTAGACTGCTACAGTTAGGCGTCCTTTGGCAGGAGGCGGAACTGAGTCAAGTTCTTTGATCATTTCCTGTTTCATCAACTTGGGTTTTTCTTCCAAGATACCCACTTTCTGGCTAACGGCACAACCAGACAGGGCTAAAATGAGAGCGGATAAAATTAAGATTCGTTTCATCAATTGCCACCCGGAGTAAATTGTCCCATCGGAACGTTGATAGTTGTAGTATTCATACCATCAAACACGTGCAACTGTATTCCTTGTCCGCCACCGGGCAAGATTACCTGTCCCCAAGATATTTGTCCAGCACCAAAAGCTATCTGCCCGGGCTGTACTTGTCCCGGTGTGCTGAACATACTGGTGGCCACGTTCTGACTGATTTGTGCGTAGATTCGTGACTCTAAGTTGGTTAAAAATTGTTGCAAGGGAGTGTTTTGTGCGGCAGCGGCAGCAGCATCTGCAGCAGCCTTGATTGATGCAGCCACTGCCTGTTGTCGTGTGTATTGTTCGTTTTCCAAGCCCAATTGGAAGGCACCGTATCCAGACCCGTTTAGGCTTGGGCTTTTGAAACTGTAGTCGTTAATAGGGGTCGCCACTGCTGAAAATGCGGTTGCGGTTAGAAAAGCTGTGATAGCTTGTTTGATAAAACGCATTGCTCCTACTCCCTTATTATTATTTTTATTATAGGGTTATTATGGTCTAGGTGCCATAATGCTTATTAGTATTTAACTAAAGTAGGAGGAATGATTATCTGGGTGTAATTATCGTTTGAACTCGGGGAGATTTGTGTTTTGACTCACTAGATACAACGGGCTATTGAACAGATTTAACCCCACTATCATATTGTTTGAGCCTTTGGGTGCAGTAGGTACATCATTTAATCTTGCAATATACTGATCATCAATGTTGTCAAAGTATTGATCTGTAAGCCACTTCCAGCTGTGGTAGTAGGTAGGACTATATTGATAAGTCCACGCATCACTTTGCCAAACACGTGAGCCAAATTGTTTTTTAACTTGGAATGTGTCAATGCTGTATCTAGGATAGCATACTTGCTGATAGATTGTGCGCCAATCGTCTATCATTAGTTTTAGTTTTTCAGGATTGATCCGTTGTTGTTCTACTAAAAAATCTTTAATACAATGAGATTGTAGCACTGGTATTAGTGGAGCGTCAACCGACCAGTAAAAAAATTCCATTTTTCTGTTTGGGTTGTTGTCCCCGCCATTGCTTTGATCAGTAAAGAACGCATACAGATTATTGTTCTTGGACATCAAATGTATTTTTTCACTGCCACTGATCAATCCAATAGAGCGATGATGTCGTACTTGTTCCAGTTCTGATTCTGTACTGCGACTGTACTTGAAAAAGTTTGCCAAGAACTGCCAACCGTTGGTCTTCATAAAATCAGCTTCGGTCAGCTCTTGGTGAAAACACTCGCTAAAATCGTCTACTGTAATTTTTGTATCAGGACAATGTTTTTCTACGTACTTCAGAACTGGGTGTACAGCAAATTCATATTCACTGCCCATATTGATTTGATCTCTATTGGTACCGACTTTGACAAACTTGCGTTCAGCTCTGGGCCAGCGTGTGACTATTTCGTCGATGTGTATTCCATTGATCAAGAAAGCTTCCAGCATTGCCCACGAATCCATACCACCACTGAACAACAAAATTATGTAGTCGTATCGGTCACGTATTTGTTGTGCTCGTTCTCTATAGAGATCGTCCAATGTACCAGCCGGTCTTGAACTCCAGTCTATCTTGCCGTACACATCTTCGTGAAAGTGCCACTCGGCTGACTGTTTGTTTTTGGTGGCGTTGTACAGCGCCTCTGTTTTGTTTATGTAATACTGATCGCCGACCTTGTAGTAACCATAAACAGAATTAAGAATTGACGGATTCATTTTTGATGTTTGTGATTTTTTTTGTTAATTCTTCGTAAAAAGAATCTAGCTCACCACCAAATTTGCCGGTTAGATGCGGAATGATGTCCTCGCACAAGCGCAGGTCTTTGGCTTTCCAGGCCTCTATCAATTTTGCGTGTAGATCTTTCAACGCCGGCAAAGATGCCAATCCGTCAAGACCAATTTTTTCTGGGGGTACAATGCACCAGGCTCGTAGCATTTCCCCGTTGACTGCGAATGATTCCAATTCCAACACAGTATGAACGCCACGTAATTTTTCAACTGCTTCAGGATGCCACACTATTTGCATAAGTTCTTTTCTCTAACTTTAAACTGCGATATATTTCTTGTACGCCTTGTGCTTGGCTAATGCAATCTTCTAGAGCATTGTGCAAGCCGGCCTTGTTCTTTTCTCTTGGATCGCCGTGTACACCAAACAAGGTACGACTATCACGGATCTGCCAGAACTGCCACGGAGTGGGCCAGCCCTGTTGACGATAGATATTTTCTAGGATAACAATGTCAAACGCAGGACCTTGACACCAGATGTTTTCCACACCCACTAGAAATTTATTCAACTGTCGGTACATTGATTCTAGGCTAACCCGATCGCGTTCGCTGAATGCTTCGTCATACACATCACTACTTTGAGTACTCCACCATCGTAGTGTGTCCTCTTGTACCTCTCTGCCCAGAGCCAGCTGTTCGTCAACATCAATGCGGAAGTATAGGCTGGCACCAAAACTGTCCACAACGTATGGGTCAAACTTGACGGCACCCAAGGTGAGAATGGCACAGTCGGGTCTGGTTCCTAGAGATTCTAAATCGAGCATTACGTCCATAATGCTATTATACTGTATTGTTGATTAAAAGTCGACTTATTCGGCAAGTTTGCCCACTTGACGTGTGTTCCATAAACGTTCGTGAGTAAAATACCAGATGGAATTTACTATAAACAAGATTCCGGCAATTTTACCCGAACCGCCTAGGCTACCGGTAACCATATAGCTTACGCCAAAAGTCAAAACACTAGTGGTAAGACGCCAGGTTATGGCTTTGAATAGACTGCGATAGTTGGTTTCTTTAAACATTATTTTCCTTTTAGGAGCTTCATTGATTCTGCTTCAACTACACGTGTACGTAACCCTGAACTGGAGAACGAATGATCACGACGATTAAAGATTGGTCGAATACCACGTACAAATCCTTCTTGCTCGCCGGTGTATGCTTTGTTTTCGTATTCAACACCTAGTACACGAACATCAATAGGCAGAATTAAGAGCAAGTCGATCAAATCCTGTTCAGTTTGATAAACTACCACTTCGTCTACATAACGACAAGCAGCCAATTGGATTTGGCGTTCCACAATGCTCTGTACCGGTTTATTCTTGGTATCGGGACGATCAATAGTGGGATCTGTTTGCAAGCCAGCAATCAAGTAATCGCAATGATTCTTTGCTTCGGCCAGCATAGCAATATGTCCTGCGTGTAGCATATCAAAGGTACTAAAGGTAATACCAATGCGCTTGCCTTCGGCCTTGAGCTTTTTAACGTGGTTGAAAATCATACGTCTTGTTCAATTTTGACTTGTAAAGGGAATCCGTTGTTGCGAGCCAGCATGGTAACTTCAATGCCTTTTTGTTCGGCCATTTCATACGGCAATACCGCTACCACAGCCGATCCTTCCTCGTGTACTTGCATCGTCAATGCTTCAGCGGCACCTTGGTCATAATTGAATATTACCTTGAGTGTTTCAACTACAAACTCTTGTGTAGTTGTTTCATCATTGATATAGATAACACGGAATTGTGGTGGTTCCTGTATGTTGAGTTTGGGCTCAATACGTGGACGTATTTCTATGTGTGTTTTGGTTTTTGACATTAAAGTTTCGCTCATATTAAAAATAAAGGGAAAGAAGTACCTTTCCCTTTATTATACAGCCTTACAGCTTATTTTGCAAATGTAATGGCAATTTTTTTAGGCTTGTCTTCTTCTGGAACCACTTGTTCCAAAGCAATGGCCAAAATACCATTCTTAACTGTGGCACCACGTACTTCAATGTGTTCGGCCAATGGGAAGGTACGAGTAAAGTTTCTAGCACTGATACCTTTGTGCAAGTACTCAACTTCGGTTTCACGTTTGGCTTGTTCGCCTCGTACAGTTAAGACGTTGTCTTTTAATTCAACATCAATTTCATCTTCAGCAAAACCAGCAACGGCCACTTCGATAACATAGTGAGTGTCATCCAGCTTGACCACATTGTGTGGCGGGTAGTTGTCGCTTTTGCTGTTGGCAAAATTGCGATTCAGCTGTTCAAATAAACTGTCAAAGCCAATGGTCTGGCGATGAATCTGGTTTACGAATGCAGGTAAATCAAGGGTGTGGATTTGTAATTGTGTCATATTTTTCTCCTTTTAAGCAAGTTAATGACTAAATGTGTAGCCCGACTATCGGCACTACAAATATATTTATACACGAATTTTCAATTTAAATCAATTATTTGAAATCCAATTGTGCAACGCATTGGCTATTTTTTCGTGTCCCATTTGATTTGGGTGAGAAATGTTGGGAGTAAAATACGGATTGTTTTTTAAAGCACATCCGTGCCGATCCATTTCCAAATTCAACAGTTCTTGGCAAGTGGTGTGGTAGATTCTAGCACGATCAACTTCGGGCCAGAATGTGTTGTTTTGCCAACCCGGCAAGTAGTAATCTTGTATGTTGTACTGCCGACAAAGACTCTGCAATACCAGCAAGGTGACGTTGGCTTGATAATCAGCTGATTCGTCGGAATAAAAATACTTGTAGTACAGGTCATTCATTTTTGTTAATTCGTCGGCAACTGGATCGGGAGGAAAAATACCGCGCGGATTAAATGCTTGATCTACCTGTTGATGATACACAAAAGATCGTTCTTTGGCTGTGAGGAAAAATACTGCACAATAGCGATTGGCAGGATTGTGATTTTCTTTGAGAAACTTGCGTAGTTGAATTACCAATTGTGGCAAACTGGTGCCAGGACGAGCATAATTGCTATAAGTAGATCCACGGTGTTTGGCCAATACTGCAATGTATGGAAACTCTCGTGAGAGATCCAATTCATCACCGTAGGCCCAGCTATCGCCAAAGCCCAGATAGATTATAGGATTCATTAGTACAGTTTTTTGGGTAGGCTTTCGGAAGCTAATTTTTTGCGCCAGCGGTTCTTGGCCGCTGCTTTAGCTTTCTTACGTGCTGTGGTGGGTTTTTCGTAGGTTTCGCGTTCTTTTAATTCACGTAGTAGGCCTGATTCCAATACCTTCTTCTTGAATTTACGCATAGCCTTTTCCACGTTACCGTCGATGCCGACTGTAACTGTGTTACCTTTACACACAACTGCTGAGCCTTTTTGATAATATGCCATAAGTTTATTTATTGAAGTAATCTTCGGGGTTGGTTAATTTTGCATCTATTACTACATCTGCTTTACGTGCTACCAAGTCAAACCACTCGGGTTGATTCATTTCTTGTCGGTAAAAATACACATTGTACGCTTGTCCACGGTGTTCTATCAAGGTGGCCAATATCTTGATCTGTTCTTCAGGAGCGTCGATGATCAATACTGTTTCCACGTAGTCAGGTGGTGTTACAAAATTGCTATGCATTCTTTTCCAAATATTGTCGAATTTGTTCGCGTTCTACATCAGTCAATGAATCGGGATCATAACGTCCAGCATCAATTTCGGCAATCAAGTGCTGTATATACAGATCATCATAAGCATACACGTCTGTTTGATCTTTGTCAACCTCTATCCACTTGCTGCCATTGAATTTGAACAAACGATTTGGTAAGTAATCGGTTCTCAAGTAGATGTCGCCCTTTGCGGGATTGGCTGGGTATTCGTTGCCAAATCCGGTATTGCTGGCTTTGGCCGAATCAAGTTGATTGTCTGCTTGTATTCCCACTGCCAACAGTTTACTCATATCAACTCCACGATTGGCGCCGGGTCGTGCTTCAGGTACTTCGGGTGGTTCTGGATCTTCGGGTGGTGCTTTTGCTTCTACCACATCAACTCCATCTTCGTTTGGCGCATAGTCGGGATTGATTTCACCATCAGCAGTTAAATATCCAACTTCTTTCAACTGTTGTACCACTTGATCTGCGTCTTCTTGTGTGGCCGGAGTCCAAGTTGTTTCTAAATTTGCAGGCAATCGCTCAGTGGCAACAGGTTGCACATAGCTGGCTGTCATTGGCATACTGGGTGCCAACCCACGCCCGCGGAACGGAGTTTCTTCTTTGATACTTTCCAGTTCGGGCAGTTCAGTTTCAGCGTGTTCGGCATACTCGGCCAGCATAGCATTAATCTGATCAAGTTGTTCATCTGTTAACGGAAGTGACTGGCGCTCGTAGTGTGGTTCCTGTGGTTCAAAACTGGGACCGGTCTGGACCCACTCGCCATTGGGCATACGCACACCTTCGTAATTTGGAGTGTCATCATTGACCAGTACTAGTTTTTCTTCTTGTTCAGATTCTTCTCCCTGGTCAGGTTCTTGCTCAACTGTTGGCGCAGGATTGCGTTGCCAAGCAAATGTCATTTGACTGGCCAACAACATAATAACTGCCAGCGGATCAAATACTATAACAATCATTATGATGATCCAGGTCACTGCCTTTTCCAACATTGATGCGTCGGGTGCAGTACCGTAAATAAATGCGGCAATATACTTGATAGGACCTACTTCAGCTTCGACTTTACGATTCTCAGCACGTATAGGAGCAGCTTCATCATTGAGTTGACTAATGACTCTTTGATTGGCTTCAATATCTTTGGCCAAGGCCGCACGATCACGCTTTTGGCTATTGCGAATAGCGTTGGATTTGTCAGCCCCTTTTTCATCACTGCTACGGCTCATTACCTGATCAACTGCGGCATCCATTTGCTGTAGCTGTTTGCGATCAGCTTCGATGTTGTCACGTGCTGTTTTGATTTTTTCATCAAAAATAGCCAGTTTGGCGCCTACATCACCCGACACCAAATTTTGATCGTTGTGTGCTTTGCTCAAGAAGCCAAAGATACCCATACTTGTGATCAGCATCAATACTGTAACGGCCACGCACATATAGATACGCATCAGCATTGGAACACGGCTCCAATGCTGTTTGATCCAGGTAGCACATACCAACTTGGCCACTTCCAAACTCACACCCATGATCATAATGGGCACCGCTGCGGCAGAGAAGATGGCAGTTAAACCCACCACGCTGTAGTAGATTGCGACCGAGCTAATGGTCAAGCCCGTCAGTAACAATAGGTAAGCAAGTATCATAGTTAGTATTTACCAGTAGAAGATACTGTAACTATACACTAAAACACATTTGCCGTCAACTGATATTTGGTATCAAATTGATATCAAAAATCCACATATCCACAAATTCCGGTTTGACATACTCAAACGGTATCCAGCATTGCCTGGATCAGTCGCGGCAAAAGTAGTACTAGTACTTCAGTTATGCAAGATCGCTAACTAAATGTTTACTTCTGTGTATTAACAATATAAATTATAAGTGTTGTAAAGTCAACTACAGTTTTATTACAGTCTATATGTCTACGTAAAAAATTTAGCCATAAAAAAATGCCAGCTCTAGCATTTTTATTAAATCAATGACTTATGTCTGTTACTGGCCAACTACGGCAACAGCGGGCGCTATACCACCCAATTGGCGAATCACTGCTAGTTCGTCTGGCTGTTCCGCATCGGATTGGGTATCACAGGCACAAGGTGTTGCTCGGCAGGTGTCACAAGGTTGATTGGCAGAGGTAAACGGACTGGCTGTGCCAATGTGTGATTCAGATTCGGCCTTTTCCAATGCGTCAGCTACTGATCTCAAGATGTCGGCAATTTTCATATTATTTCCAAGGGCGACCCAGTATTAGGCCTCCGGTATGTGTGCCGGCCACTGCGGTATTGCCCGAATAGGTACTGGGTAATTCGGTTGTGTCTAAAGTACTCGGGCGTCCAGTTGCGGCACGTTTGGTTGCGGCTGCGGCCAATTTGGCAGCCTGACGTGCTTGTTTTGTAGATAAGTGACTGATACCATTCTGTGACATATTAGAATCCTGCGTTGGTCAAACGTTGAGCAATTTGATCCAGTGCCGATGAAATGGTATAAACATTGCTGGTCCAGTTTGCGCTGTTGGCCATGGTATAACTGGTCTGTGTGTTTACATAAGCAATGCTGGCCGCGCCCAACACATCGTTTACAGTCAACAACACATTGCCGCCACGACCGGCTACACTGACCACTGGTAAATTTTCAGAACCACTGGCAATGTTGGCAAAATTTGTGTTGATTTTGCTAAAAGCATCGCGTAGGGGATCACCGGTTTGATCGTTTGCTGTGGTGCCAATATTAACTGCGCTAAAAGTCATTGTAGTTTACCTTGTATCTAGTATTTATGGTCAGTGTGTCTGTTGCCAACCATTAACAGTTTTGGCCCATACAGTCTGAATTTGGGTCCAGGTAACCGAGTCTGTTTTGACCCAGGTATTGGCCACTGTACTCCAGGTGCTGTCGGCTGTTTTGATCTTGGGCTTTTGCGGTGCAAACATACCTGCAAGTGCCGATCCTTCAATACGCCCTAGTCCCACTACTGGATCCCATCCCACAGTTGATCGATATCCAGTGTCAATCCAACCTGTATCATTGCCCGACGCAAAATCATAAAATGCACCTGGGTTGTTATAAAACAAGGGATTTAGTTGCGGCAGTCTGGCGCCATTTGCGGCCTGTGTTCTTGCCATTACTCCGGCCATTACAGGAGCAGCTGCACTGGTGCCGCCCACTTGCTGTATTGCACCGGCCAGATACAAGTCGTAAGCGTTCATTGGTGCGGATATGTCTGGTGTGCCACGATTAAGCAAAGGTAGTGTGCGTGATGGTGTGCCGGGTACGTTTGAATATGAAGTGTATGTTAACCCTTGTTGCCACGCTGGCGCTGCAAAAATACTGCTTACTCCACCACCACTGGTTTGACTAACAGTTTCTGACTGTATTGCACCCGATGGATACAGCAGTAGATTGGTTCCGCCAACAGCAACAACATTAGGACTGCCTGCTGGGTACTGTATTGATAGCCCAGTTCCGTATGTGGCTTCAGATCCCAAGTCTCCTGTGGCAACAAATATTGTGGTGCCTTGAGCAACTGCTCTTGCAAAAATTGGTTCGAACATCCAACGGAAAACACCTTCTAAAAATCCATATTCAGCCAATCCCCAACTGACCGTGATAACATCACAGTTGTCGGTTACTGCTCGATCAAGTACTCTTGCAAAACCACTAATGGTGTTTTGTCCAATGTAGATTGTGATATCGGCCTCAGGGGCCACAGCCGCCGCACAATAAAGATCCAAAGTATTTTCAATACTTCCATTACCACCATCAAAATTATTTACAGCTCCATCAATCAATACTGTGTGAATGTTGGCACTGGTAACAGTTGGATATAATCCTAAATCTGTCATTGACTGATCAAAATCTGAGGCTAGCCAACCGCCACCTAAACTGACAATACCAATCTTTACCCCGGCTCCGGTACCAGCCGGTACACCATATGCATTGACTACCGCAGTGGGTGTGAGTCCAGAATCACCGAGACGTACTGCACTGGGATCTTGACCTACATAGGATATATAATTAGAAATCATCAGATTGTTTGATACCAAATATCGCCAACATTTCCATCTGTGGGCCCAGGTGCTTGGTTGCTCACGTGAATTGTGCGATTGTTGTTATTTGCCAACAGGGCCACATTGCTGTTGATAGAAGCTATGGCTGTGGCCTGTGTAGCTGCATTGGAAAATAGAGTGGCTATGTTTGCAGCAAACGCTGTGACATTTGCTGATAGGTTTGAATTGGTGACCGACAGTTGGCCAGTAAGGTTACTAATTTCAGTTGATAAAGAAGCCAGTGTAGTGTTAACAGAATTCTGTGTGTTGGCCAAGTTTGTTGTTTGAGATTGTAGAGTGGATACATTGCTGACTGTGGCAGACAATGTAGAGTTGGCTGCTGTTTGGTATGCAGTCAAGTTCCCAGCTACTGCGGCAATCTGTGTAGACTGAGTAGCGGCATTGGCAAATAGTGCAGAAACGTTTGATACCAATTGTCCAACGCTGGTGTTGACTGAATCTAGGCTAGTATACACCGATCCAATTTGTACATTAGAATATGTAGCAAAAGAATTTAAATTGTTAGTAGTGCTGTTGATGGATGTTTGTTGTGCGGCAGCGTTGGCCGACCATGCCGCTGTTACTGCGGCTATGTTTGATTGTATCCAGCTGGATACCTGTGCGGTGTTGCCAGACACATTACCGGATGGTAATGAGTTGACTGTATTTCTTAAAGTTTGAATTGCTGCGTTGGCGGCTGTAAAACCGGAATTGACATTTGCAACTAGACCAGTCAATGCGCTGATAGTAGCAAAAGTAGAATTTACATACGCATTACTGGTTGATCCAGGCACATCTGATAATAGTATTGTTAAATCACCAGTACTCAAATTAACCGGGCGGCCATTGACCAGTCTAACAGTACCCGGGATAAATCCAGCACCATTGGCAATCACATTAAAATTGTTGTTGATTGTGTTGACTAGGGGTGTCAATGCAGCCCAGGCCGTTGTTCCGCTAAAAGGAATAGGTACTGGGGGTAGTGTGATTTTTACGTTGGAGCTCAGTGCGGACATTGTTTTTACCTTTATTTGAGTATTTATGGTAAAAACAAAACGAAAGCAGGGTTAGCGTTTGCCGTGTTTCTTGTTGTAAATGCTCCAGGCTGTGGCAAATGCTTTAGCTGGTTCGCCGGGGTATTCTTTCTTTAACTTCAAGACCATATCTTCCATTCCCGGGGGAGCTTTTTCTGTTACTGTATCTTCTTGGTGTAGACTTTTTAACGTCTTGGCCAATACTGCCTGTTTTTTAATCCGTGGATTGGTACTGTGTGTGGCTTTTTCTAGCTTACCAGCTGGAATAGGTTGGTCTGCAGGAACGTGTAAACTACGGTGCAGGCCACCCTTGTGCTTGATGGCTTTTTGAATCCACTTTTCTTCATTGACGGGATTGATAAATTCGGTTGATCGCATAAAAATATTTATGCACCGGGTATTGGTAATACAAGTACTATCGTACTAGTCCCAGTTCAACTGCTCGATTGTACACCTGTTCGCTGGCAAGATTTTTGCCTTTGCTTTCGCATTGTATGTCAAAGTTTTCCCAAAATGTCAATGCCCAGTCAGTCACAGGTTGATTCCAGTAGAAGTCACTGTGTGCCCTCAGTTTTTGTTTCTTGTAACCCGATTCCAACAAATGTGCCATTTCAGGTTGAGCAGCATTGTTGTGTCCAACCAGCACATCCTCTCTTGATACCGAATAGTGCAAGGCTGGTCTAACGCCGCGCCAGGATTCGATCAAGCGTAGAACTCGATCGTCGGTGAGCTGAATGTACTCTCCTGTACGGATCCAGTGATGGTGTATGTCAAGCACAAGAGCGCAGTCGCGGACCAGTTCAAGGCTGGCGTCAACTCCCCACGACATTTCGTCGTTTTCGATGGTAATACAATTTCGCGCTTCGGGAGAAAGCCGTTGGAGGGCAGAGCGAATACCGGCGGGACCGCGCTTACCTGAGATGTGGACATTGATCTTGAAATCCTGAAAGGTTTTTCCGTAACCCATCCACCTGGCCATATCAGCATGATATTCAAACTCCTCTATACTTCTATTTACTATTTCTTCAGCTTCACTGGCCAACACACAGAACTGTCCGGGATGGAAGCTGAGTCTAACGTCTAGACGTCTTGCAGTTTCGCCAATGGGTGCAAAGATGCGTTCAAGATGATTTTGTATCTCCCTGCGTTGCCACCAGGCCTTCCAGTCCTTCTCGGTATAGCCCTGTAGCATTTCCGAACCCAAGCGAACCATACGGCGTTCAGGCGGCAAGGTAGCCACACGTTCAATCAGTCTTACAGCGGCCGCCGCATTGTGATTCATGATATCCCACTGACGCTGTTCAGCTTCGGCAGGATGCTCACGCAACCAACGCATTGTGGTTGAGCGACCATTGAGATCGCGGTCAACGGCATTGACTTTCATACCACCACATTCTGAAGGGTCATTTAACCACTTGCAACAAAAACCTATGCGTTTAATGGACACTATATTCCTCAAATTCGTAGTATACACTACCACGTGCTTCGGCGTCAATGATTGCCTGTTCAAACTCGGCATCGTGGTTTTCTGGCACACCTAACATCCGTGCCCGTTCGTTCAGCTCAAGTTGGTAAGCATCTAACAGCTCTTGTGCATAATCCAAATCGTCTTGGGTTACTTCCTGACTCCACTCTTCTAATGCTTCGGGTGTGGCCTTAAGCAAAAATTCTAGATTGGCTCTATCGTGATCGTTCATCATTTCAAACTCCTGACGTGATTGATAATTTGGTTGGCTTCGGGAAAACCTTGAGATTCTTTTACGGCCACTGTGGCTTCGATCATATCAGCCTGTATTTCGTGCAGGCCTGATACAAAAGTTCCAATCTGATCTCGAGTAAGAGTGTAACGCAATACACTAATTCTTTTATTTTCTTCCATTGCTGTCTTTCTCCTCCATAAACTCAAATATATTTCTGTGTGCTTCTCTGTATACCTCTTCCGAAACAGGTTTGCCATCTTCGATGTACCAGGTCTTGCCATCTTCATCTTTTACAGTATACACATAGTCTGCTTCACTGTCGCCTGGGCAGAAGTTGTCTTGGCAATACAAATACCCGCTCACCGAGTGCAAACCAAAATACACTACAGCAACCATCAAGAGCACATTGAGACGATACATATTAGCCTTGAACAAATACTTCTACAGTTTGAACATACTCAACAAACTTGTCATACGGCACAAGCTCATAAGGACTGGTTGAGTAAAATGCTTCAGGCATCTTGACTCTGACACCGTTCTTGTAGCACTCGTGGTAAGTCTTGATGTTGTCTTCTTCAACATCGTCCCAAGGGCAATATTCATAACCCAAATAACTGTATAAAGCATTCATACCAAGTCCTTAAAATAAACATTAAAAGCACGAGCATTCTGTTTAAGTGTGCTACGATTCCGACAATGTGGGCCACGATATACTATACGAAAACGATAACCCAACTGTTTCAAACTGTGGCGTAAGGATTCTAACTGACTGATCGGAATCATACGCAATTCGGGATTGGCCTGTACAGTCATATAAACATCACTGAAGCCAGCAATGAATGATTCAGTACGGAGTTCTTTAGGCACATACGGCATATCAGTTGGCCTCGTAAGCGGCTTTGAGCTTCTTCATAAACTCAGCACGGATCTTGGCAGCCTGTTTGGGTGTCAACTCAATTTCAGGATATACCTGACTTTTGACTGAAGTCTTGACCACGGCATTTTTAGCTACCACGGTGCGTGTCTTTTTGACCGCTTTGGGTTTAGCGAACGGGTTTTCGTCTCGGATCAAACTGGTAAGCAGGCCTGTGGCTTCAGGGGTGTTATACTTGGGGTACGAAACAGCCAAGTTAGTGAGCACATACTTAGCGGCATCATTTTTGCTCATTGGGTTAGGCAAGATTGCCATTGAGATGTCTGTATCACCCAGTTTAGCCAACTGTTGGGCACGGCTAATTTCGTTAGCAGTACGGAA